ACCTGCCTGGGGATAGGATTGTGGCCACAGCTCCCTGTATGGCCGGGGATATGCTGCTTCTTGCTACTGACGAAGAGGCGATAGTGGAAGGGGTGGCAACCTGTAAGCACCCCTTGTACCCAGGCTACACGGCGCAGGAACTCACCTGCAGGAGTGAGGAGAATAGGGTCATTCGCTTGCTTGTGCTGCATCCAAGTAGTCAGCAGCAATTCAATGAGGATGCGGAGAAAAAGGCAGCGAATGCCCGTACCTCCCCCAAGCTCTGGCAGGCTTTCTGGAAGCATCAGGAACTCTTCCACGCGGTGAAGTACGCATACGCGCTGACGGTGCATCGAGCGCAGGGGAGTACGTATGAAACGGTCTGGGTGGATTATCAGGATATCCTGAAAAACCGGAATCGTAGGGAGGCATTTCAGTGCCTGTATGTGGCGTGTTCAAGGCCGACAACGAAGCTGCTGTTGGCGTAAAGTTACAGCTATCGGAGGTGGGAATTATGGACTCAAAAGACGAATATGGAAGTTATACAGTCATTGATCGCTGGGTAAGCGCCTGGCGCCATCCTTATCCAGGATTCGCGCTGAACGAGTTTCGCGGATATGAGGGTGGGGATACGCGCGTTCACACAAGTGCTGCGGTGTACATAGCAGATCATCCAGAGATGGCAGATATGTATGAGAGTTTCTTGAGGGCTCAGGGCGAGTTGATGGCGTTTATTGATGCAAAATAGGTTTACTGGAGAGTGAAATGAAGATGGTTGCTGCGCTGTACGTTGAGACTTTTGGGGCCTATTTTGGGCTGGATGGTGTAGAACCGTGGGATGAGCTTCAGGATGCTCGCCTCTATAACGGCCCTTACCCAGTAGTAGCACATCCACCTTGCCAGCGATGGGGTAAATTCTGGGCTGGACAGCCCTTATGGATTGCCCGAACTGGAGAACGCAAGAAAAAAGGCGACGACGGTGGATGCTTTGCTGCCGCGTTGAATAGCGTTCGCCAGTTTGGCGGGGTTCTTGAGCATCCGTGGGGAAGCCATGCCTGGCCCCATTTTGGCCTTGCTGTGCCGCCGCGCTCAGGCGGATGGGTAAAAGCCGATGACTTTGGTGGGTGGACATGCTGTGTTGAGCAGGGGAGGTACGGCCACTATGCACGGAAGCCGACTCTGCTATATGCAGTTGGCACGGACTTGCCCGAGCTTCTGTGGGGAAAGAGTGAGGCGGTATTTCCGCAGTGGGCGATAGACAAATATGGCTTGGAAACCTGCAGGCGGAGGGGTGAAGTAGCGTTCAAAGGAGGTGGGACTAACAGCACTGCAAGAATCCATACACCGACTGAGTTTCGAGACTTGTTGCTGGGAATGGCGCGGAGTGTAAGTAACAAGGAGAACTGAATGGATAGACGAACTGGCAGCTTTAGGCTAGACCTGGAGTTTATCGAGGAGTATCCCGAGACAGCTAGAGCAATTATGGGGCGATGCATCGTGATTCAGTGCAGATGGATGTACCCCTATGATACACTAGAGTACCTGGCCATTTCACCTTATTTTGATGAAGTCCCACTGGGGAAAACTGCACCTAGGTATATAGTGAATATCAGTAATGATGGGCAGTGCATCAGGTTCGAGCGATGCGATTAACGTGTAGCATAATCAGGAGAATGCGATGAAAAGCGACAAGATAATTATCATGTTAAAGTATTGGTGGCTGGCGAAAAAGGACAAGCTGCAAATGTGGTTTGCGTGGCGACTTCCAAAGTGGCTGGTGAAGTGGGCTACGGTGCGTCTGGTGGCTCATGCAACTACCGGGGAATACTCTGGGACTATCGTTCCGGAGTTGACAGCAATGGAAGCTCTGCGACGCTGGAATTAGGTGCAAACAATCAACAGGTAGCATAATCAGGAGAAAAACCATGAAAACAACCGTAACACTATCCAGCTTCAAGCAAGCTTTTCAAGATGCTGGGCGAGGCGATCATTTCAGTTGGGAAGGGCTAGAAGTTTTGTTTGACTATCTGGAAGAACAGGAAGAAGCTGCAGGTACTGAAATGGAGCTAGATGTCAGTGCTCTTTGCTGGGATTTTGTAGAGGAGACCCCAGAAGCAATTGCTGCTGCCTTCAAAATCACTTCTACATCTGGAGCCGACGTTACAGAAGATGAGGTGATGGACTGGCTGCAAGACCGGACTATGGTAGTCGGGAAAACGACATCAGGGATTATTTACAATCAGGAGTTTTAACTAGGTAAATCCAAGTAATCATTGCTTTATGTTGTACGCTGAGGAAGCGCATTATAGGATTATTTGTGTGGATTACTCTATCGTACTCCGCGCAAATAATCCCCTTACTTTCATAACTGGAGACTCAAATCATGGCAAAAGCACCAGCACTCTCAACTCAAATCCTCACATTGCGGCAGGAACTCGCGGAAGCCAAAGCGGCCATAACTGAACTGGAAACCAAACTTCGCAGCGCCGACAATGCTAAGGACAATTACTACAAACTCTGGCTAGAGTCCAAGGCAGAGTTGGACAACTTTCACGTAGTCCTCGATGTGCTGCCTGGAATTTCCCCACGCAGGGCGGAGGGCGAATACAGCGACCTTCCCATTGGCGCTCGCTTCCTGAGCTGGGCGGTTTCCCTTTTCATCCGCCGCGCAGGTGCTTCCAATGACTGAAATCATCCCCTCCAAACTCCAAGAATGGCGGCGGAAAGCCGCTGATGGTACAATCACAATTGAGGAAATGCGAGAGGCCATCGCAGCTATCCGTCAGGAGCGTATTGCAAGCAGTATGCGAAGCAGTGCATCGAGAGAAGGGAAGGCTGCGGCCAGGGCAAAGGCAAAGCCAATTGACAGTGAAGCACTACTAGGAGAACTGCTATGACTAGCGCCAGCACCAGCATCCGGCCCATGTTTCCACACACAATTGACAGCACCATTCGGTCGGCTTTCTGCAGCTGCCCCCAAAAAGCCTTTCGGCAATACGTGCAGCACTGGAAATCCCGCTTTCCTTCTGTGCATCTTATTGCTGGTGGGGCCTTTGCATCTGGAATCGAAGCTGCTCGCAGGGCGTTTTTTGTAGAAGGACGAAGCGCAGAGGACGCCGAAGGCATCGGTCTTGCAGCTCTTATCGCGCACTACGGAGACTTTCCTTGCCCTCCAGATTCCCCCAAATCCCTGGAACGCATGTGCGGAGCGCTGGAATACTACTTCTCCATGTACCCCCTGGGGGCAGACGGGGCGGAACCAGTCACCTTCGCCAATGGTCACAAAGGTATTGAGTTCAGTTTCGCCGAACCACTTGACATTGCACACCCAGTCACAGGCGACCCTATCCTTTACACTGGCCGAAGTGACCAAATCGCTGAGCGCATGGATGGAATCTTTATCTACGACGAAAAGACCACCTCCAGCCTTGGGGCTACTTTCGCACGGCAGTGGGAGATGCGGTCACAGTTCACCGGGTATCAGTGGGCTGCTGCAAGGCATGGGATCCAGGCAAAAGGAACCATCGTTCGCGGGGTGAGCATCCTGAAAACCAAGTACGACACAATGGAAGTTCCCACGTATCGCAGCAAGTACGAGATAGAGCGATGGGAACAGCAGATGCTTCGGGATGTGAAGCGGATGATTCAGTGCTGGGAGGAAGGCTACTGGGACTTTTCCCTCGATGCAGGGTGTATGGAGTACGGTGGCTGCCCCTTTGTGGCTGTCTGCAAGAGTTCACAGCCAGATGATTGGCTTCCTGCGAACTTTGAGCAGCGAGTCTGGGATCCATTGGCGCGCCGGGAGCTCAGTGTGAAAGAGTACGAGGAAAGCTGGGGACATGCGCGTGGGGTAGGCGAAGCACCAGCACCAGAGCTTCCAGGAGGAGTTTCCCCAGAACAGGCTGCGAGCCTCTCCGAGGAACTCTCTGGGATGCTTGGGGGTTAAGATGGCTGCGCTCCCATCCCCACTCCCCTACACTCAGCATTTCTTTGTGGAGAACCACTACTTCGGCAGTTGTCAACGTGGTGGTATCCATATCCATGAGGAATACGCAGCTCCACGTTCCTATGCGTACTTCTGCCCGATCTGCGCCGAAGTGTGGGCCAGGTGCCCGATAGAAGGGGGAGGCTCAATGGCAGGGACTTTTCGGTGCATCGAAACTCCCTGTCGAAAGCATACAAAGCACCCTTGGGCAGTTCCCGGTTCCTTGATGTTGCTGTGGGATACAGAGTTTTCAGATCTGTTCCCTGAAGAGCTGGTGCGATGGGAGTTTGAGCGTCATCTGAGTTATGCAGAAAATGTCCTACTGGCGGGTCAGTAGGCCCACAGCACTACGAAAGGAAAGCACTACTATGGCTACTGTAATTATTTGTTTGAGGCTTGTATTGTTCATCTGGGCTATAGTAGAAGCCGTGCAGGTGCTATCTCGCTGAACATTTTGGCTATTTACAACAGGGAGGATTGTGGCCATGATTACTACCGGAATTTGTCTGGGATTTGCGCTGCTCTCGTGGGCTGTGGTCGGTGTCTTATGGGCTGTGGCCGCACTGCTAGTAGGTTGGCAGGTGTATAGAGCCCGCAGATATCACAAATATCTTAACTATTTACAACAGAGGAAAAAATTATGACTGAACCAACTGCAGCACCAACAACCCCATCTGCTGCCCTCAGTGCCCTTCCGGGCGTCAATGTGCTCTTGATGGGGCCGGCAGGTACTGGCAAAACTTACTCCATCGGCTCCCTGGTAGAGGCTGGGGTTGAGGTATTCTATCTGGGCTTGGAGTCCGGGCTGGAATCCCTACTTGGCTACTTCACTGACCGTGGAAAGGAGATCCCCCCGAACCTTCACTGGCACCAATTACCAGCGCCAAAGGCGAGTTTCAACGAACTTCAGGACAACGCGACAAAGATCAACACAATGGCACTGGATTCCCTTGCTAAAATGTCTGACCCAAATCGCAGTAAGCACAATCAATTCCTTCTTCTGTGTGCGGTGCTGAATGACTTTCCCGATGACCGTACAGGGGAGAAGTTTGGATGTGTTGATACCTGGGAACCTTCCCGTGCTTTGGTAGTGGACGGTATGGCTGGACTGGCCCGTGCGGCAATGTCACTTGTCATCGGAGGCAAGCCAGTTAAGAATCAATCAGACTGGGGCATCGCACAAGACCAGGTGGAGAAAATTGTGCGCATGTGGACAGACAACTGCCGCTGTCACTTTGTGCTCATTGCGCATGTCGAGCGGGAGACTGATACTGTGTTGGGAGGTGTCAAGATTATGATCAGCACACTTGGCAAAGCCCTTGCGCCCAAACTCCCCCCGATGTTCTCTGACGTCATCCTCACAGTTCGTGAAGGTACGAAATTTTCCTGGGATACGGGGAGTGCAATCGCTGACGTCAAGTCACGCAATCTCCCCATCGCCCAGGGGCAGCCACAGGACTTCCGGCTTATCATAGGGAAGTGGAAATCTCGGGGAGGCGCACTGTAGTCAATGTGCGTAACTGTGGCAATTCCTCTTGCACCCTGCCGCTATGGGTGCGAGACTAGCCTCACCCTCTCACGCACCATCGAGAGGGGTTTTTCTCAGCCTTAACCTTAACTTTAACTTTACAGGAACTCTATCATGACTTTTGATGCTAATTCTTTTCTCGACTCCACAGTCTCTGGTGCTAACGATACCAAAACAGTGCCTGTGCCCGTTGGTGAATACATGGCCATCATCTCCAAAATCGCCCCCCGCCAGTGGCAATCGAAAGATGGCACATCCTCTGGCGTTGCCTTGGATATCTTCTGGTCTATCGAAGATACGCAGGTCAAGGCCGAACTCGGCCGCGATGAGGTCGTCTGCAAGCAGGGGCTTATGCTGGATTTGAATGCCGATGGCACGCTGGATATGTCCAAGGGCAAGAACGTAGCCTTGGGCCGCCTGCGTGAAGCTGTTGGCAAAAACAGCCCCAACGAACCCTTCTCCTTCGCAATGCTGCCTGGCCTCTCTGCCCGTGTCAGCGTAAAGCACCGCATGGGCCAGAATGACGGTGAGGTATTTGCTGAAGTCAAAGGTGTCGCCAAGCTGTAACCCCCTGCTGTAATTTGTAGTTGTAGCGTCTTGGGCCAGTTAGGGTTACTCCTCCCTCTCTGGCCCTTTTTTCATGAAAGGCATTTGCCCATGATTTATACCAGTAACATATCTCAAATTCTCCAGAACTTGCCCTCATTCTACGCATTGCCTATTGCATCATGGGTTAATGCCCGTTACCGTATAAATCCCTCAAAAATGGCCGGTTTTAAGCCATTCTTGACCTATAGCGCCGTGCCATTGAGGCATGGCATTTTCTCCACCCTCTTCAGTCATAAGTGAGGCCACAATGCAGCTAATCGCAGTAGATAAAATCATCATTGCCAAAGACCGTCAGCGGCAAGAGTTTGACCCGCAGGCACTGGCGGAACTTGGCACAACAATTGCCAGTAAGGGACTGATGCATGCACTGGTAGTACGGGAATCTCCCGAAGGCTTTGTCCTGGTTGCAGGTGAGCGTCGCCTTCGGGCCATCATTGACCTGTGGATGTTGGGAGGCCAGTTCCACTATAACAGTCAGCCAGTCCCAGAGGGCTTCGTGCCCTACGTCACACTGGGGCAGCTCTCTCCACTGGAAGCGGAGGAAGCGGAACTGGAAGAAAACCTCCACCGCAAAGACTTAAGCTGGCAGGAACGTGCAAGTGCTATGGCCAGGCTCCACAAGCTCCGCTCTCAGCAAGCCCAAGCCCTTGGGAAGCTCCACACAGTGGCTGATACTGCGATGGAGGTGAAAGGCCGCAGTGATGGCTCCTTCCAGGATCAGGTGCGCAAAGACATTATAGTCGCAAACCACCTTCACAATCCTGAAATTGCAAAGGCCAAAACTACTGATGAAGCATTCAAAATTCTCAAGCGACAGGAGACTAGCGCAAAGAATGTTGCGCTGGCGGAGGCAGTCGGCAGAACTTTCCAGGCTTCTGTCCACGAAGTCCACAATGTCAACTGCCTCGACTGGCTTAGGGTATGCCCAGCAGAGCGTTTCGACGTCATCCTCACTGATCCCCCTTACGGAATGGGGGCCGATGCCTTTGGTGATGCTGGGGAGGGGAGACTGGCCAATCACAGCCACCACTATGAGGACAGCCATGAAAGCTGGCAAGAGCTAATGCGCCGGTGGTGTCCAGAGAGTTTCCGCGTTACGAAGCCACAGGCCCATGCATACGTCTTCTGCGACTTCGACCGTTTCCATGAGCTGAAGGCGTTAATGCAAGCCGCAGGCTGGTATGTGTTCCGCACACCAATCCTGCACACGAAGCCTAACAGTGGTAGAGTTCCGCTCCCTGAAGAGGGCCCACGCCGGCAGTATGAGTGTATCCTATACGCGATCAAAGGGCATAAGAAAACCACAGCAATCTACCCTGACATTATTGCTACAACTGCCGACATGGGCTTACAGCATGGCGCGCAAAAGCCGGTTGCACTCTATGAAAATCTGCTGATGCGAAGTGTGCGACCTGGAGATGAGGTGTTGGATTCCTTTGGTGGCACTGGCACACTCATCCCAGCTGCTCATGCCAAGAAGTGCAAAGCAACAGTGCTGGAAGCCTCCAAGGAATACTATGGAGTGTGCCTGCAGCGGCTGAAAGATGTGGAGGAAGCCGACAGAAATCCGCCTGTTACCACTGGGAAGGCGTTGGGAGATGAACTGGCGGCTTTGATGGGGATGTAGACGCTGGCCTTTCCCCTTCACACACAGGAGTTATAGTCATATGATACATGCAGTCGGGCCGAATAATGCGGCCATAGCAATAGTAGGAGAGTTCCCGCATGAGCAGGATATTGCCACAGGGGAACCATTCCGAGGTATGCCTGGAATAGAACTCACGAAGCTCATGCGGGAGGCTGGGATTCCAAGGGAAAGCTGCTACCTGACGATGGTATGCACTTCCAAGGCGCCTTCTGGTAGGACGGGGGGACTTGTGGCGCTGAAAAAGAAAGACATTACCCCAGCCCATGTCTATTACAACGGCAGGATGGTGCTGCCCCAGGTAGTGGAGGGGATTGAGCGGCTACGGCAGGAACTCCTGGCCCTCAAACCCAATGTTGTCTGCGCCATCGGGGACTTGGCGCTGTGGGCGCTAACTGGGGAGTGGGGTGCGATGAACTGGAGGTCGTCTGTGATGGTCTCCACGCTCATCCCAGACTTGAAAGTCATCCCTACCATCTCCCCTGCACTTCTGAATATGCAATGGAATCTGCGCCCGATTCTGCTGCATGACCTGAAGCGGGTGGCCAGGCACAAGGACAATCCACGGGTTTCTCGCACGGATTACAAACTTGTAA